TGCATAAAGAAACTCTCTTTCTTCTTGACCATCAGTCAACATATCAATCACACCAGTTTCAAAACCTTTCTTGATAAAGTCTGTGATAACGTGTGACTTTTCATAATCTTTCTCGATTCCATATACGTTCCAGAACTTTACAATAAGACCATTCAGTGATTTTGTATAGAGTTCTCCTACATTCTTTAGAACACCGTAAGGAGAGTAACTCATATTACTCATCTGTGATGATGCGAACACAAATGGAACATTGTATCGTTTCAGATATTGAAATGCATTGACCATAATACGACTGTTGTTATTAATGAAGTCGTAAGTGTGTTGATACTTCTTGAGATAACGAGAACCACCAACATCAAATGCAAGAAAGAAACAGAAGTCTGTATCGTTAAGAACGTCGTGCAAATTAACGTTTGGAATGAGTGTCATATCTTGCCAAGACTCATTCGCAACGTCAAACTCTTGAACGATATGCCCTTTGTTACGAAGATATTCGGTCAGATATGCACCAATCTGACCACTGGAACCGAGAATAGTAACCTTCATTTATTTCAAGAATATGTTTTCTTACAGACTTGCCAGGAAATCCATTCGTAGGTTTTACGAATACCCTCTTCGAGAGTCATAGAATAATCCCAATCAAGTTTTTCACGAATCAAATCATTATTTGAATTACGACCACGAACACCCAGAGGGCCATCAATGTGTTGTTTCTCTACATTCTTTCCAGATACTTTGGCGACAGTATCAACAAGTTGATTGATTGTCACCATCTCTTCTGAACCAATGTTCACAGGGCCAACAAAGTCACCATCAACTAATCGACGGGTTGCTTCGATGCATTCATCAATGAACAAGAAGGAACGAGTTTGTAAACCGTCTCCCCACACTTGGATGCATCCACCTGCCTCTGGAAGATAGGCAACTTTACGACAGATTGCTGCTGGGGCCTTTTCTCTTCCACCTTCCCAGGTTCCTTCGGGCCCAAAAATATTGTGGTAACGAGCAATCCGAACTGGAATGCCGTAATTACGATGATAAGCCAGATACAATCTTTCGGAGAACAGTTTTTCCCATCCATATTCGGAGTCTGGGTTGGCAGGGTAGGCTGATTCTTCACGACAGTCTGGATTATCAGGATCAAGTTGATTGTGTTCTGGATACATACAGGCAGATCCAGAATAGAAAATAGTGGTTTGATTCAGTTCAGTTTGTTCATTGAACTTACGTTGTTGTTCAAGAACATTCAGATTGATTTGAACAGAGTTGTGCATAATGTCAGCATCGTGTTCTCCCGTGAACACAAATCCAGCACCACCCATATCAGCAGCGAACTGATAGATCTCATCAAAAGGCATCAGATACCTTTCGGGAACGCTGTGATAGAAATTACCTTGATCTCCTGCAAAACGAATACAACGTTTCACAAATGATTCGTTTCGAAGATCACCTAAAATGAATTCGTTCGCTTCTGTATCAGTGAACTCTGGATACTTAAGGTCTACACCACGAACCCAATATCCTTCGGATCGCAATCTTTTAACCATATGGCTTCCAATAAAGCCACCAGCACCAAGAACAAGTGCTGTCTTATGAAATCGACTCATCGAAAAAATAATATCTCTTCTCTATGTATTATACAAAAAAAGGTGGGTTTATGCAACCCACCTCAGTAACTCAGGCTCGCCACCTATTCTTTTAGACGAACGGAAAAATAGGAAACCGTTGCAGATGTTCCGCACCACCAGTTTTTGAAAGAAACTGGAAACTCATCGAGGGGGGTTCCCGACCAGGGCAGAGTTTATAGTCTACTCCGAGACTAGTCATTCCAATATTCAATATCGTTTTCATCAATGTAACAGGGGTCACCTGCTAACCATTTCGCATACTCAATGTCTTCCATAGCAGTAGTACATTGTAAACCATTATCAAAGAGATAAATGTCATTCCAGTGTTTTGTATAATCGTCTTTCTTTTGTAAACGATAATCTGGTTTTCCATTGAGTTCGATAAGACCTCTTTCTACAAAACGAAAACCATCTCGTTCAAGAAGAACCTTTGTCATACCACCACTCCTGCACTTTCCAGATCTTGTGCAACACACTCCATCAGAATATCATAATCGTCAAGAGGATCACCAGAAAATACCACACCTTCGTTCTCATAAAAACGTCGCACTTTTTTGAAAAGTTTTGGATTCTTTACATCAAGATAATATTCACCTGCAGCCGCACACTTGAGAGTGCTGACATCTTTTTTGAACTTTGAAATGAGAGACATTGTTTTGAATGTTGACCTGACTATTATAAGGGGAAACCTTGAGGTCGTCAAGGGGTTTGATAGGGCTGCCGAGAATTGAACTCGGTTCAGCCGCTTATAAGGCGACGGCCTTAACCAATAGGCGACAGCCCCCTAGACGGTTACTTGCCTATTCGTTCGATAACCGTCAACCCATTATTATTAGTCCTATGAATCTTGAACTGCCATTTCTTGGGGTTCTCAATCATATAATGAATAATTGCAGGCAACAAACCATTGCTTCCTACACGACCCATAAACTCTTCACTGCGAGTTCCATAGGTTTGTGTATCGTGAAATGCAATGTACTTTTTAACTTTTGGAGCGTGCAGTTTAAGTTCTGCAATCAGTTGATCGTAACAATGCCAGGTATCAATGAAAAGAAGATCAGTCTCATCGATCTCCACATCCAAAACATTCGATTGAATATACTGAACATCCTTACCTTCTTCAGCGGCAAGTTTGAACAGTTCAACCATACGACCATCGAGAAACAGATCATATGCACGGAGAGTTACATCCGAAGCCAAAAATGCACGAGTGCTGACACCAGTGCGAGTTCCCATTTCGGTGACGTGACTGACTTCATCAGCAAGTGATTTCAGAACATCCATATGTTCGTTGATGTCAGAAGGAGTATCTCGTGCGATACGGAACTCTTGATCAAATACAATAGTGCTCATGGTGCTTCGTTTGTTTCAGTATAAAGTTTCAAATAGTCTTCGTCATAAGGAATCAACATCATATCTTTACCTTTGTAATCGAAGACAAAGGATTCTTTTTGTTGTTCGACTTGTTCGAAATATTGTTCAAAATTTTCTTCCAACTCTTTAACCGTAATCCTTTTCATTTGTATTATATAGTTGGATCGGGGTGACACGACTTGAACGTGCGACCTGAAGCTCCCAAAGCCCCTGCTCTACCAAACTGAGCTACACCCCGTTAATAACAAAACTAATTATACTACTTCTTATGCCCCTTGTCAAATGGAGCCCAGTGTTGCCAGTTGTACTTATGAATGGCCCAGATGCCCATAATCGGTAGAACAATCAGAATGTAACCAAGAAATCCAAGCGTATATGGGTTTTCTAATACCCAACGTGAAAAGTGCCCCATCAATATCCTCTCCAAGTTTTAAATTCGTAATAGAAGTATTGATCCACTACTCTATCATCCAATGGAGCATCATCAGTTCTGTGGGCCCATACCTCACAGAATTCTACAATACGACGATCGTGTAATGAACTGTGCCCCCACATTCTTACAAATGCAGATGCAGCAAATCCATATCGTTTTTTAATGTGGGAATCCATTTCACACCATCTCCATTGCTCTTGAGAGTTCAATATAATGATTCATTTCATCCACTGCAATCTCAGCAATCTTGGTGTCTTCTGGATGATCCCAGAGATAGTTTAGATAGGTCTCTGTGGCGTGATACTCAATACCTGCATTCAGGCGATAAGCAGAGACAGGAGCAATAAAATAATAACCCACCAGAATCCAATAATAGATGAGAACCAAGTGATAAGCAATAAAACGGTCATACCAACGGTCGGCCCCACCACGCCTTTCCATTTCGATGAGGTGTTCCGTTTCATTGAGTGTTTGTGCGAAATGTTCTTTCATTAAGTAGTAGTGTGATTCTGTTCGTAATCCTAGACTCTCTCTCAGATGTAACACACTTAGAAATGCAAAGTATGGTGCTCTGGCGATTGTCTCTAGAACCCAGAATCTTTGTATGGGTAGGTCACGATACAGAAAGTCAATGATTGATATCGTGACTGATAAAACTATATCGTTAAACTTTTTCATTGTGGATATGCGTTATTGAGCCCCCAATAAACAAATAGTCCAATAGAAGTAAAAAGTAAAAGTGAAGAAATAAAAAGATTACTCATCGTCTTCGTCCTCGTAACTGGATGGTTCTTCAAATAGTTCATCTATCTTTTGTTGTAGAACTCTTCTTTGAAGTTCATCGATGTCTTCGTCTGTGAATCTTACCACTAGTAATGGATCTCCTGCCTTAACGTCGTTCATTTCTGGATGTTTTACCTTTGGGCTTTTTGAATACCCGTGATGGGCGTTCATAATCATCCAACCTTGTGCAATCATTGAGAGTGCAATTCCAACCAAAACAAACCAAGGAATCAAAAAGATTATTGGAGAGTAATTTTGAGCCACGGCAACAGAGGTGGAATCACCCCAACAAGTCTTAGCAATCCTTCAGCAAATAAAGCAAGAACCACCCAACCAACACACATAGAAATAATGGAAGCATTCCGATTGTGCCTTCGTATAGCAGCATCGATCATCTCCTGAACTTCAGAACGAGTTACCAATTCCTCCTGTTCGTGCATCATTTTTCATCACCAAGAAATTTAGCCAGAGGATCTTTTCTGGTCTTTATGATTTCAACTGATCTTTTGTAGAACATATTGTCTGTATTACCAGACTGTTCGAAGGTCTCCTTGATCCTCACCCAATTATCATAGGTGTGTTGATCCATAAGGTTTAAGTTGAATACTACTAGTTATGTTAGTGAGTAATATTCAACTGTCAACTTTGTTAGGGTTTGATGATAGTGTTGAAGAGATTATAAAAATGGTAGTGAATAAGACTACTAACGCACTAGCCACTCTTCAACAGAGTCGTTAATATCATCCATTTTGATCCAACGACTTCCGGTAGGTTGCCCTTTACGGATTCTCAACTTACCAACCAATCCAACAGTATCCCATTCTGGACGTTCTTCACGCGAAATATATTCTTGGTCTGGATTATATTCTGGATTAAGTTTGCGGCGTTGTTGAATAACTGTCTCACCTTCATCGTTGATGACTTCATAATCCTCTTGAATATATCTACCATAATCATCACGTAAATATTTGCCCGACCATTTGTTCCAGGCAGCATCCCCAACCACACTGGGGTTTCCAGAAATTACTCCAATAGGTTCCTCTCCATCTAAAGCGGGGCGAATTTTTTTACCCTCTAACACAACACTAATACCACATCTATCTTCTTGGTTAGGATTCCCATCACTCCACTCAAAGTATTCAGCGTAGTCAGCGCCGCCACCAGTCCAAGAACCATCACATAAACCTGTACCATCTCCGCGAAGTCTAAATTCAAGATCAAATGTCCCAGAATAAGTTGAATACCAGTTTTGAAAATCATATGCTGTTGTGGCGGCTCTGTCGCAGCCGCCATTCAATAAAGCACCTGCATAAGAACCATTTTTATTTACGAGGTTGAAGCTTGCGCCACTTGCAGAATTACCAATAAATTCATGAAATAAACCTGCAGAGCTTTCATAAGAGCCCGTGCTGGTTGCCTTGAAGTATCCACCTGATGTAATTCTTGCCCGCTCCGTCGGGCTGCTCGCTCCGTCGGCGGTAGTGGAGAACACTAGCCTTGCTGGAAGGTCATTCGTTCCGGGTGTCCCATCTACATAGGCAACAATGTTTGCACCACCTGTGAACTGAGTCCCATCAGATCCTTCAAAAGTTATAAAACCAAGTTGATCGTCATTTTGAATAATTGTATGGCTTCCTGACGTTGTGTTTCGTGAGTGATAACAACGTAATCCAGAGGATCCGCTATTAGCAGAGTAACGATACGCATCTATATTTCCGACAGACTGAATAACACCCCCGCTAATGTTGGAAGACGTGCCAATTAACAGGCGTCCCGAGCTGTCGATGCGGGCGCGTTCGGTTGCTCCAACGTAAAAGGTATGGTTATTTCCGCTTTCTACTCGATAGCCCATGTTGACATCAGATCCACCAAGAAATCCGGCGGGGCCGATATAACCGGTTACGGTTCCAGCAACTGAAAGAGTGATTGAGGTGTTATTTGCTGTTCCATTAACGTGTAATGGTGCGCTAGGCGAAGCAGTGCCAATTCCTAAACGGCCTGAGCTATCAATAATAACATCTTGGCTATTGCTGCCGTCGCTTCGGCTCATTCTGAAAGTCAGCGAACCGTTGGTGCTGGCGTTTGGTCCATAGCAACGAATTTGTGCGGCACCAGATCCTTCTTCGCCAATGCGAATTGAGTTGGCTGAATGATCAAGATTCTGACCAGTAATCGCTAAACCTGATGCAGCAACAGTTAATTGAGCACCAGAGAGAGGCGAATTAGTACCAATTGCAAACCGTCCACTACTATCAAACCTA